GGTCCCAATCGGTGTAATCACAGTACTACCAACTGCGATTTCACCCATACTCACCCAGCCATTCGGTGTTAACACTTTACTGGATAGTGGTTGTGCTTTACCGGCTCCAGTGCCCGCAATAACAATGCCAGATCCAGGATCTGTTAATGCATTCACAGCATCAACCTGGTACGGTCTAATCTTATATGGTAGATTAGTTTTAGGGTCAGTTATATGAGAAAAATAATCCTCATCAATCAGGTCAATTGTAGCAAACTCACCCTGTCTTTTATCGTTTAACTCAATACCATAACCAAAATGTTTAATTTGTGGTATAATTTTATCTAACAAATTAACGTATGTGTTTCCAGCTTCAGAAAAGAACCGTGCTTTGCCATCCCAAATCCCAAGTTTATACTTTGGTTGAAAGAAGTAGCCATCAACATGATAAGCGTGCTCATCAACAAAATAATTTGCATGGTCGGGATGTAATCCAGACACTATACAATGAACTTCATCTGTTAACGTTATTCGTACTTTACGACTAAACGTTTTTTCAACCAATCTATTAGAGTCTATCATGAAATCATATAGTCCGCTACATCAGACGTGATTATCCTAGTGATGTTGTTAAGTGCAAACCCACGTGATCGGAAAGCCTCAACAACAGCAACGTACCTATCATGAAGATCTTTCAGTTCCAGGTATAACTCATATGCGTTTAGATATACTGGTTCGTTGTTAATATACTGTTCTTTATCTTTAGCTTGTAGGTCACGTGAATAATTTTCAGTGTAATCTTTCCAGAGTTTCCCTCTAATTTTCTGCAAATTCATATCCATGTATTCTAATGCAGTTTTTAATTCAGCTCTTCGGGCATCATAAAATGCCATCCAAGATGGTTGTTCATTATTTGCAGTAACTATATTCTTTCCGTGTAAACGCAGTTTGTCTTTAAAATCTGCTAAATCCTGCTCATACACTTCAATTATTTTAATAACGTTTGTTATGTTATCGTGTAATAACTCTAAAGGACGATCCATTTTAGTGTAAAACTCTTTTTATAGTCTTTTTATTATCTTCGATATTAGGTTCATCGTCAACATCACCGTAATCTTCTAACTCTTCATCATCGTTGTCGTTAGAAATTTTCCCGTCGGTGACAAATGAAAAAAACTCAAGTACTTTATCTTTAGACTGGTGTTGTATTACATCTAACGGAATACCTACTGTCACAACCCGCGAAGACCCATCCATTTGTTCATATGATGGGACTTTTGCTACTATAACTAGTAAATCTTTTGTTGTCTCAATACTTTCCCATGTGATGGTATGTGCATTCTGATCCAGGTGTTCAATTATGGCTTCGAACACAAAGTCAATCTTCTTTGCGACTGCGTTTGTTACTCTACGATGCACAAAATCTCGTTTTTGTAACGCTGCTACAATGGTTGTAGTAAAATCATCGGTTGGTTGTGTCATCATAAATTTCCCACACAGGTTAGTTTTATTTATGCTAACCTGCACTAAGGGAATTATCACTAAATGTACTGTTTACCCCCATTCCAGTGCATGTCTTGAATGTCTAATATCAGTTTAGCAGCAAATATCAAATCAACTTCTTTTGGCAAATTTGTCGTCTTAATTAAATGTTGAACCTTATCATTCATATCATCCGCATACTCAATTACTTGATCATATGTCCACGCACCAGATCTAATAGAAAGTAGTTCTTGTGCATCTGGCCTATGTACTCGAATTACACCGTCTGATAAAGCTTCAACACCCATTCGCAACAGACGAACGAGATGCATTGCGTGTTTTGTATCAAATCCGAACTGTTCTTCGAGTGCTGAACGTGTTTTATTGCGATTTCGTTTCCATTCCCAATAATTAGCCCAGTTCTCGTGTGCATCACTGAAGTGTTTCATGTTGACTTTAACAATCAAATCAGGCGTATGTTTCTTTGTAAACAATTGTGCAAACAGACCCCTAGGTAGCGTTTCAATGTGGTCACGTTCTTTAATAATAACGTTTCCGCGCTTATCTTTCCACGTTCCTTTGTCACTGTACAAGGCATAATGGTTATCTCCCAAATCAATAGCAGAGAACCCGTCAAATGGAACAGTCTTATTCCATGCTTTATTACCAGAGAAGTTGTAAATCACACTGGCATAATCAAGCTGTTCAGGTTCACGCTCAGGCTGTGGGTTTGTAATCCATTTGTTGTGACCCTTAATACGTTTTAACTGTGAAAGAGCATACCCAGCAGTGGTAACTCCAATTTTTGATGTTAAAAAACGTGTTCGAGATTGCCGTAACATCTCATACGCGGGAGAAGAAGCGATAACATGTTGACTGTTAACCCACACCAATTCAATAATATTTGGGTTCTGACCTACCAGCAATTGCACGAACTTATTCAATTCATAGAACTTAGTATCACTATCCGGTAATTCGATTTCATCAATTGAAAAAAATGGAGTTCGTACACTGATGGGGTCAGCAACGAAAATACCACGAATATCAACATCTGACGTAGGAATTGCAGTACCATAAGCGTGCGATCCAGAGTACATCTCCACAATTTTACACCGATCGAGTTTATTCATATTTTTCATGTATACCTCACTTCATTTTATTTGGTACTATTTGTTGATGCATCCAATGATCAGCGGCGGTCACATGACCTTTCCGCACAAATTTAGCAACAGAATTTTTAAACTGATCGTATTCAAAAGATTGTTGCAGTCTAATTACATATCCTTCCATCGTATCATAATCGTTTGGCGTCCACAGTTGTTTAATTTTATCCAAATCAAACACGCCGCGATATAACACTCTAACAGGTGTTATTCCAATCAAACTAAACGTGGTTATAGTATCATCCCATGACATACACACGTTCTTCCCATCCCACACAGAAAACCCCAAGAAAAAGGATTCCAGATTTTCGTATGGTATAGAATGACGAGCGTACATATTTTCTCCACATATTCTCCATTCACCCGGAATATCGTGCCTGATACTTCCCCAAAATTGTTTAACCCAATCTCTACTGGGATGGTGTCTACCGTCAATCGACCGAGCATGATAATAATCAGAGTACAGTGTTGTGTTTTCACCGTCATACTTTTCAGTAACAACTACCTCTTTTCCGTCAAAATGAGACAGAGTTTGCAACATTTTGTCGTCACTAGTTGCACCAAGTGAATACGGTACATGAAACGTACGTGGGTATTTAAATTTGTTGATCATGATAATCTCTGAAAAATGTAGGGTGTGAATATAATACCCTACATTTTAACAGAAATCAAGCTAAATTACTCAGCATCCGCTTTATTTGCACGTTTTTTCTTTGAAGATTCCCCTGTTGTTGTATCAACAATTTCGTTTGCTTTTAAAGAAACGTCCAAAAATTTATCACTTTTTGCTTCACATGCAATAAGAACGTCTGATGCTACTTCGCTAAAATTCTTGGATTGAAATTTTTTCTCTCCAAAATTATACCAGGCACCTTTTTGTTCTACAATTTCAAGTGCAATGGCTGCTTCAAGTAAACCGTTATATGGATCCATTCCTGTCTCATATGGAACTTCAATAGTAACAGCTTGATATGGTGCGGTAAACCGTGTTTTATATCCTTCACACTTCATTCGGATTCCCCGAACTTCACCTGGTGAA